ACTAGGATGCTTGATAACTTCTGTCATCACATTTCTAATAAAGTCATCGCTCTTACCATCTTCACGGTTAAATTGTAAATTCATAGTAATTGGATCATTGTCAATATAAACTGAACCGTCTGTCCCAGTTACTGAAACATTAGAGTGATGACCTGTGACATCATCCATTTCAAAATAACGAGAATTACCAGCAAAACCTACATTTACTGCCTTTGCTTTTTCAACTACACTCTTACCCAGTGTTAATGGCATGATATTATAATCTTGTCCGTTAACCATTCTGTCTTGTGAATAATAAGAGCGTGGTGCAATTCTTCTAACACTTTCAAATGTCTCACCAGAATAATTTTCACCAAAGTCTCTGGTAGAAGTCATTGTAAGTATTAATCTATATGTTCTGTCATCACTGCCAACATAAGGTATAGTAATAGAAACTTCAGGAATATCATTTCTGTTTACTTCAAAATTTTCATTGTCTGTTCTACGATACCAAACACGATATGTACCGTATGCAGCATTACCAAAAATACCGTCTGGATAATTAATTTGTATTGAGTTATCAACATTAGTTGTTACACTTGCTAGATCACCGCTGCCATTTCTTATTGAATTGTAGATTGCTGTTTCTCTTGTATCGTTATCAACAACAGCAACACTTGACAAGTAATTACCTTGAGTGTCAATTTTTTGAATCCAAACATCCGTGTTACTGATGTTAGGCGCAGTAATAGTTTCAACACGATTTGATAGTTTTAAATCATATGTAAAGTTTTGAAATTGAAGTTCTCCTGCTTTAGCATACACAAAGAAACCTGTACGGTCACTTGCTGCACCTAGATTATCATTTCTGTTTACAATTGTAAAGTTTTTAGAAGATAGCGGTTCACCTTCAACAATTCTATCGTCTTCAAACTCTACTCTAACAGATTCAAATCGTCTACTTGCACCGTCAATGTTTGTATTGAATGGGTAAGCAACACTTTTTGCAGTTCTACTTTCATTGATTTCATACAAATAATTTTCAATTCCTAAAACTGTCATGTCAGCTATTGGATCTTTGATTTTAGAATTCTTAGCAAACGCTGCATCTAAAACTGTAATAAAGTTTTCATACCAGTTAACATCATTCGAGTCATTCCAGTTGATAGTTGTACTTGCAAGAGAGTTTCCTTCATTGTCTGAAATATCTTGGTCTGTGGTGACACTTGTGATTTTCATAAAACCTCGTGAGTTGATAGGACGGGTTTTAATATATCCAAGATTTTTTGCCATTCTTAAAATGGATTCACGGCGTTCTGCTACATCCAAGAAGTTTTCACGGGTATTCATGTCAAGTCTAAACGACAGTGAATGTCCAAGATATGCTACCAAGTCTAGGATAGCAATAAACTCTGAACTTGAAATAAAGTCGTTAAACTTGTCTGGATATGTCTGTTGAACATATGCTAATAATGCTTCTCTTAATGTGTCAAAATCATATGCCTTTAAACTGATGTTACTGAATGCAGTATAAACTGCACTCCAACTCTCGCCTGCAAATAAATTATCAACTCTTTCTTGACTCATTTTATTCTCTTTCTAAATTAACTGATAGTTCAACTTTCTCACCTGTTGGTAGGATTGATATAATTATTTGAACATTTATTGTGTGGTCAGTGTCATTCACATTAATACTTTCAAGTATAGCACGAGGATCTTCATCAATAATCTGTGTCAAATCCTGTCTAATTAATTCAGTAGTATTAGGTGTAAGAGGCTCAAAAATCATATCATGTATGATGCTGCCATAAGTAGGCATCATCACACGCTCACCTTTGCGTGTCATAATATGATTCATCAGGTCTTCTATAACAAGGTCTTTGTCAAATAGACGATGATTTATAGCCTTTTTATTCTTCGTACTGAATCCTGCGAAACGAACTGCCATTATTTTCTCTCTTTAGTTTTTTAATTAAGAGTATTTATCTACATATAAACTACGAACTTTAAAAAACTATTGACAACACTTGCAAAATATTTTATTATAAATATATCATCATTTAAGGAGATGTCTATGGCACACCACAAACAACTTGAATTAGATTTTTTAGAAGAACTTGACTATTCTGATTACGATATAGATGTTCAATTTGAATTTGAAGGATTCAGCGCCGAAAGTCCAGCACTTACGCTTGAAGAATTTGAATCTAACTTTATCACTTTTGACAAGTATGGAGTTGAAATGGATACCACATTGAATTGGGAGGTGGAAACACCATCAGATAGCAAGGTATCAATACTAGAAAATGAAGTGTTTACACTACAGGGTCAGTTACAAACAGCATATAAAAGAATTAATGAACTAACACAAGAGTTAGAAACATTCAAAGCTATGGTGAAACCAAACTCAAGGAATTTTTAATTAATGCCAAATCTTGTACCAATGGTCGTAGACCAAACTGCGAACGGTGAACGCAGCTACGATATCTTTTCCCGTTTACTTAAAGAACGAGTATTGTTTTTAACTGGTGAAGTTAATGACTATCAAGCTGATTTGCTTTGCGCCCAGTTGTTGTTCTTAGAGAGTGAAAATCCAGAAAAAGATATTCACTTTTATATCAACTCACCATGCGGAGTTGTAACTGCTGGTATGGCAATCTATGATACAATGCAGTTTATCAAACCAGATGTATCAACTACAGTTATGGGACAAGCGTGTTCTATGGGGTCTTTACTGGCGCAAGCCGGTGCAGCTGGTAAAAGATATATTCTGCCACATGCAAGACATATGATTCATCAACCAAGTGGCGGTGCCGGTGGTCAAGCAACTGATATGGAAATTCAAGTCAAAGAAATCTTAAAGATGAAACAAAGTCTAACTGAGATTTATGTAAAACATAACAGTAACGGTAGACAATATCAACAAATACTTAACGATATGGAGCGTGATAATTTTATGTCAGCACATGAAGCAGTAGCTTATGGGTTAGCAGATAAAGTTATTGAACAGCGTTTAGATTAACTAAAACCTGGAACATAACTCCACATTTTAGCAGTTTGTATTCTTAAAACGGCAAGTCTTTCATCGACTCTGCCGTTTTCTCTTTTTATATTAGTCTGTATTTCATCTGTGATGTCATACCATTTTTCACGATTGATAAGATTAATAATGTTGTGACCTTCAATTTTATCAACACCTTCATAATAAAAATAGTGAAGTAGTGCATCAAATTGTGGTTGTCCTAATGGCTGAGTTATAAACTTTTCTAATACATTACCGATGGCTCTTAATTGCTTTTCTAATATAAATTGCGCTTCCGGCATAGTTATAATTTGATTTTCAATATCAATTCGCTGCGAGGCAACAGTGATGTACCCATATTTAAATTCAACATCTGGAATTTCATAGTTGTATCCTATAATACCATTTTGTATTTCTAATGAAGGAACAACATCTTGTATAATAGCATCTTTGCTCATGTTAGAAAAAACTAACTGGTTCACTGGAAAAGTTTTAACCCGTGTATACGAAAGTATATATGTAGGCATTTCGTCATCATCATAACCTGTCCCCAAATATGTACCATATGGGGTTATGACATGTAACGGCAATTGAATATAATTTAATAGTGATCCTCTTCTTTTATCGTAAATCATTATACTATCCTTATGCGAACTTTGTTTGCTTTAACCATCCAGGAGCAGATGCAAATCCATGTGATGCGCCCCAAACTGTTGCTGGTGAATTCGGTGCTATGTCAACATGAATACCGACACTTCCCATATATCCCGGTGCTGCACCTATAGAGAGGGCACCCGCAGCAAACGCTGCACTACAAAACTTTTTAATTATGGGCAAGTCTGCATTACTCGCTGTGCTTAGTTTTTTACCATTACTGTAAATCCAAACATCAGCAGCAAAACCGTTATCATGTCTTATACTACCTGTTCTTCTAGCATTTGGTGTACCTTTAGGATCTTGTCCACCACTAAAGATGTCTACATCAACACCGCTTGCTGCAGCAGCACTTTCTAAAATACTAAACAATCTATCTTGTATAGCTTTATTTCTTGTTTGGCTAGAAAACCCACTGATATATTTTACAGCACCAGAACCGTTGCCTACTTGTTCTTCTATTGAAGTATCATTAGTTAACTGTTCCTCTGGCGGCTCTGTAGTATCGTTGACAACTGAGCTACTTGGGTCTTGTGTTGTTTTTGGTATAGTTCCATCGTTAGCAGTTGATCCACCTGAACTTTGAGAACTATTATTTGCTGGAGCAGTTTTATTTCTTAGCATAGGTTCATGCGAAACCATTGTAGAAAGTATAGATTCATCAATCTTTGTAGATTCTAGATTTTGAACATCTGCATGTGAAACTGTTGAAAGTCCTGGAGATATAGCAGCTTTGGGACCATTTAAGTGTAAGATACCACCAGTTGTTACATACATGTTGGTTTTTACATTTGTATGATTTGCGCCACCGCTTGTGTAAAATTGTGTCCCGCCACTTTTTATATGTGTTTGATCTTCAGCATTGATATGAAAATCGTTACCAGCTTTAAAATTAATATTATTACCCGCTTCAACATTTATATTTTGGTCTGCACGAAGATTGAAATCCTTTTCCGCTCTCATAGATATAGAACCTTGCCCATATACCATTACTTCACCTGCTGCTCCAATCTCAACCCAACCAGAACCAGTAGAGTTAATCATATAAATCATGTCATTTGTGCCGTCAAGTATAACACTTGCGCCACTTCCAGTTTGAATTCTAATCTGATTTGGATGCACATAACCATCGTCATCTACAGAACCATCATCTATTGTAATAGCGTTTGATCCAGGAGTTTTCCAACCATAAACTGAGTTTGGTTTTGGGTCTTTATAACTAGCATTTCTGACTGGAGATGCAGTTGTTTGTCCTCTTACTGGATCAGCATATATCCCTTGAACTGCAGTGTTTACATTTCTTGGATGATTGTCTGCTAATTCATTTCTTTTATCAGTTTTATTTTTATTATTAGAAGCGGTTCGTTGATTTCTTCCTGTTACTACTTCGTCTTCCTTATCTTCTGCACCTTTTGTAACACGAACAATACCATCTTTACCATCAAGTTTAGATGACAACCCGCTATCCTTTGTATCTGTGGCTACATTTCTTCTTGCTGCCCTAGAATCTGAATCCATCTTTTTGTCAATTGAACTTGTATCGGTGCCACGAGATTTTGAAAGTTCAGTATGATTTGCTTTTGCTGCAGGTTGATTTTTAAAACTACCTTCACCTTGTCCTGTACCATCTGGTTTTGCCTCGCCAGCAACACCTCCAGCGGCAACATCAGGTACTTCTTGTACTGAAGCAAAATAATAACCCTCAC